TTTGCTCGCCGATCTCGTGTTTGCGAGACCGGACAAGTTTGTACAACTGTTCGACTAAATTTTCCATTAGCAGATTTTACATCCTTTTGTTTTTCGGGCTGCGCCCTGGCCACGGACGCTCACCATTCCGCCTGATTTGTACGTTCCTACGCCAGGATTACCTTCTTCAGCCTCGTACGCGCGGGCCTCTGCGGGAACCTCTTCCATCATCTTGCGACCGGCTTTGTACTCGTCACGGGCTGCTTTGGCAGAAGTTGTAGAAATCTTGGATAGAAAGTCCTTCTCTCCCTCCATACCTTGCGTTGTCTTTTCCCGTGCTTTTTCTATCTTTGCACGCTCTTTCGGTGTCGGCTTGCGATACATCGGCATTTTTTGCTCCTAGTAGATTTTGGTGGGGACTTTGGCGTCTTTGCGCATTACTTCTTTGACGGGCCCAGGGACGCCCCCTGTTTTCATCTTGCGTGCTTTTCCTGCTTTAGACAGAGCAATGGCCACGGCCTGCTTGACCGCTTTGCCCTTGCTAGCTGGCTTGCTGGTGCCGATAGATCCGCTTTTCTTATACTTGCGGACCATCTCACCGATGTTTTCACTGACGACCTTGCGGCTGCGTCCGGGCTTTAATGGCATTTTGTTGCTCCATTTGTTTGAGTCTCATTAACGTTAGGTCAGCCTTCTGGTCTGCAATAGCCTCTTGGGTCTCAAGTCTAGCGGCGTCAGTAACCATCTTTTGCTGCATTTCCTGGGTCTGCAGACCAATCTTCTGCTGCTCTGCCTGGATTCTAGCCTGATCAGCCTGGGCACGCTGAGCTAATTCCTGCTCTTTCAGCTTGATCAACGGGTCGGGTGCGCCCTCGCCAGACAACTGCGAAGACAATTGACGCAACTCGCTCATCCCTTGAGCCACCAACATGGCAACCATGGCTTCCTTCTGGATGTCCGACACAACGCCCTTGTTCTCAGGACCGTACTCGGCAAAGATCTGGGCCTCTACTTGCTCCTCGGCCTTAATCCGGACGTGCTCCAAGATGTGCTTGGTTAGGTTCATCGCACCCACGGGGTTAGCCTGCAGGATTGGGCTCATGCCTTGGAGCATGTGGCTCACTATATGAGCGTCATGTTGTTGGCCAGCAAAGGCTTTTAACTTCTTGCCGTCGATAGCGTCAGCGTTCTCGGTAGCCGGATCTTTGGGCCGTGGTTCCTGGGTATCGTCATAGTTCAAGACCATGTCAATGTCCCGCACACCAAGCGCCTCATACATCCGACGATAGGCCTCATACATATTGTGCATCTGGGGTGCAGACTGGGCCAGTTGCAACTGGGTTTGAGCCATCATGATGCGCTGGGCGCTGGAATGAACGTTGGGGTCTGCCACCGGCAGAACGTCCACACGGTCATCAAAGTCGTTTTTGAAGATCTTGCGATCGCCGCCTTCTACCTCGTACGGATACTCGTCCGGTAGATGCTTGGCCATGCAGTTAGCCAACAATTCAAACTCAAGCTTCTGGGCATAGTGCAGACGCTTGTGGATGCCCGACATAACATTGGCACCCTTTTCTAACATTGCTATTGTTGTACCCACTGCGGCCTGTTGGTTACCATCACCAACCTGCATATCAGCAATGCTGGCGAGCCTGCGACCACTGTCAATACAGAATCCCATCAGGGTATACAGCGTCTGGCTTGGCTCCTTGTACGGCAGGGGCAGCAATGACGAACTTAGGTCCGCGCCGCCCGCATCCACGTCACGCCACTCACCCGGCTGGAGAGGATCATCATCGTCCGCGATCCTCAGACCACGGGCTTTAAAGCCTGCTGGCAAATTGGCCAGCGTACCCGCATCCAGCAACTGCCTTAGTGCGGAGGTGGCAGCACGGTTGAGATTACCGATGAGATGTACAAGGCCATAGCCCATACATCCAGGGCCGGGAAGAAACATGTAGTGAACATAATATTGCTCCGGGCAGCAAGCTTCGTCTTCTTCCTTCCAGTTACGATAGATCGCCAAGACCTTGCCGCTGTCCTTGTCTACCGTAATGATGTAAGGCTTCTTAATCCCATCCTTGTCTTCAAACCCAGGGATGTCGTACAGAATGTGCGCTTCTAAGAGCGTGTATTCCTCGTCCATGTACCCCGGACTCTGGCCAGAGACACGGTCTTGCGCATCCGTGATTGGAGTTTCGCGAGGCGTAACCGGCGCTTCCTCCATCTCAAGGTCCAGATAAACGCCTGCCACCTGTGCCTTACGCAACGAGTTAGCCGACATAGGCACAACCTGAATACAACGCTCATTTTCCCAAGGATTGCTCGAACCATGGTAGGGCATCACAAAGTTGTCTGGCGTAATGAACGGCGACACACAACGCCGCTTGCTCTTGTCAAAATAAACCTTCTTGAAGGCCGACCCACCATAGCCCACGTACCAAAGCATCTGGTCGAAGTCCGGTGTGTATTCCTTCATCACCGTGGTGATCTCGTAATTCATGTAGTCCTTGACCCGCTTAGCCTGAGCCTCGCGCGAGCGGTTGGACTTGCCAATCACGGACGTGCGCACGGGCCCGCCAGGGGGCATGAGTTCTTTCATCGCCTGGGCCGAGAACTGGGTAATCGCCTCTGTCAGCAAAGGCACCGACACACCAGCCGCGCCACGGAAGGGCTTGGTACGCATCTCGTACTGGAATCCAAGGCTCTTAAATCCTTCGGCGTAGGTGCGCTCCCACTCGTCGCGTGAAGCAACGTCCGAGTCAAAGTACTCAAGGATCTCCTCACCGATCTTGGCCAGATCAGAAGCATCCATGTACTGCGCCAAGTTCTCGTAGTGCTTGGTTTCCTTGACCTCTTCCTCTTCGCCCATGGTGATCGTGGCACTGCCATCGGCGCCGATCTCAATACTTACACCCTCGTCTTCGCCTTCCGGCTCTTCTTGTTCAATCTCAACGTCAACTTCAGGCGCGAGCATCTGCTCTTGGCCCACGGCTTCAAGAGCCTTTTCGATGTTATTTAATGAATTTTTCTTGGCCATCACACTGCCCGATCATATAAAGGTTTATCTACCATGCCGCCCTTGGCAAATCTCATGCCTTGTGTCATTACCCGTTTGGCCGCATCTTCATCAATGTAAACGCCAAAACGAGTGGCGTTCTCTCCTTCTTTACCCGGAAAAGTAAATTGTTTTATTTCAAATCCCGGACCTAAGTCTTTTAGTACTTGCTTTAAATTTGGGCCAAGTTTTTCATATAAATGAGCCTTAGAAGAGTCAGTACCAGGAAACAATAATAATCCTTTGCCTCGTTTCATCGCTCCATAAATGGCATTTTTTATCATCAATTGTTGTATTATTTGTCCGCTTTTACCCATTCCAGGGTAGGCTTCTTCTAGGTCTTTTTTGTATGTTGGGTTGGGTCTTTCATCAATAACTTCCCCAGTTTTGGGGTTTTTTAGTACGATAGTTGGGCGCGTATCTCTAAACCTATCTGACTGAAGTTCCATAACTAGCATGGCACCTCGGTTATTATCTTTCAACGGAATATTGAAAGAAGTTATTTGCTCCGGAGTAAGATCAACAAACCTGCTAAAAGAAATGGGATTGTCTTTTGTAATGGTGGTGTGTGCTCCCGGATAAATAAACTTATCTACGTTTTCTCTTCTTACTTTGTCAGCAAAATTTTCTAGCTCGTCATGTACGGCGCCCACCATGTTTATTTTGTTGTCAAGTATTAGATAATTATATCTATTAGCCGTTTTTACTAAACGCTCTCTTACTCTTGCTTCATCTTCTGAAAGCTTACGTGGAATCATAGAAGATGCTGTTATGTCGTTAGTTTTTTTGTCGAATTCTTTTATCGTTTCGTAAAAGGTAGGAAAATCCATAAGAGTTGGGTCAGAAGAAGTTATAAATTCTCTTCTTTCTGCTACATCAAATAACGAGCGCAAGTTTTCTAACGCATTGTTTTTAATTTTAAGCAAAAGTTTATCAGCATCTTTTTGAGAATACTTGTTTACTTTTTTCCAAGCGTTATATTCGTCGCTAAGAATGGGGTACAAAAGATCATCTTTTTCTTTTTTAAATTTTGGTGCAAAATCAATTATTTCATCTGCGTATTTAATGCTTTCATTTATTCGGTTAGCAGATGGAGGGTCAAAATCTGATAACTTATCTACAGCAGATTTAATTCGATTTGTCAATCTTCCCCAATCCGAAACCAGTTGTTCCTGACTTCCATCCTCTTTTGACAAAGCAAAATTTTGTTTAAATTGGGGTATTTCATTATTGGTAATCCTCAAGTCATCAAGTTGTTTAGACAACGCAGTGATTTGTGAGGGAGTCTCTAAGGAAAGATTAATTGTGCCAACTTTGTTGCCCTTGCCCTTAAGGGGGTTGTCTTGAGAAACCCAAAGACCCCTTTGGTTTTCTTCGGTAGGCTCTATAATGTTAGATAAAAATCTTTTTGGTGAAGTTTCTTTCAATCCATCCAAAATTTGTTGCGGAGTTAATTTAATTTGGTCTATGGGCTGAGAGCTAGTATTTTTTATCCTTTCTACGAATTCGTTTAAACGATCTTTTTCGTACCCACGAGCAGTTTTATTAACCCGGTTTACAAATTCTTGTAGCCTAACCGGGCCAGGTAAGTCTGCGACTATCCTTTCT